CAATCGGTTTGTTTTTTAGGGCGCAGTAGTGTTGGGCACGCTCGCACACTAATAGCTGAAAAGTGCCGTTGCATTCTTCAATATTTAACTCGCTAATGAGTTGTATGAGTTGCGTGCGTGTTGTCATGCTGGTGCGCCTTTTGGGTTTACGCCGCTGCAGGCGGCGTGGGTTCGGGTTGGTTAAATACAAAAGTGTGTGCGCACATGCCGCGTATTTTTTTTATGGTGATAGGGTTGCGGGGTGCGGGTTGTTCTTCGCTGGTGCTGCGTGGTTGCTCTAGCGTTAGTAGGCCGTTTTTTGTTGTGCGTATGGTGTGGCCGGTGGTTGCTTGAATTTGTTTTGCGGCGCTAAACGTTTTTTGTGTGGGGAGTAGGTGTATATTGCTCATGCGTGAGTTCCTAGTGGTGTGCTGTAGATGCGGGCGGTGCTAGCGGGGCGCGGTAATGGGCGCATAGGGCTGCGTGGCCGCGCAATGGCGGGTAATGTGAGTAGAGCTATCATGCCGATGTGTACAATGTTTAATTGCTGTGCAGCGGCAATGGCTTGGCGCGAGTTGTTGGCGGCTAGCTTGTAAAATACGCTGCCCCACATTTTGTATAGCGTGCTGATTTTAATGTTCATTATGTTGGTGATCTCTTTGTTGCTGTGGCCTGTTACGGCCAGCTTTAGCATTTCGAGTTCGCGCTTGCCCAGTGGGGCGTAAAGCTGTGGCTGTGTGTTATGCATGGTCGCATTCCTTTTGCGATTTAAAATACCATCAAACTGTTATTATCTAAAATAACGTTATCCTGTTATTTCGTCAATAGATTTCTATATTTTTTTATTTGCTAAGTATGCTTAGCGGCTTTTCCTTAATCTGCTGGGCATGTTTAGATATGAGCGATTAGTAAAGGCGCGGCAGGCGGTAGGGTTAACTCAGCGGCAGTTGGGTGAGCGTTTGGGGTGCAGTGGTAGCGCGGTGGCGCAGTGGGAAACTGGCGAGACGGCCAATATTCGGCTGGAGTATTTGTTTTTGCTGGCGGATATTAGCGGTTATTCGGCGCGTTGGTTGGCGACGGGGCGCGGTGCCGCACGGCTGTTTAAATGGGTGCCCGAGGAGGGGTTTGCCGCGCTGGTTGCACGGTTAGATAGTGATGAGCGCTGGCAGTTGATGCAGGCGCTAGAGCAGATTGATGATTAGGCGCGGTTGAAGAAGTAACCGCAGTTGTTGCAAAGCCAAACTTTGCTTTTTTTAAAGCCTAGGCGGGCGCTAAGGATCATAAGGATAACGCCAATAATGGTGCCAATGGGTACGATAAAAAGGCAAATAACACCGACAATAAACAGTATAACCCCCAGTACTTGCAGGCCGTAGTTGTGCTCGCTGCGCGATGTTTTGTTCATTTCTGTGCCGCATTTTTCACAGTCTAATTTAGTTTTTTCCATTGTTATCGTCCTTGTTGTGGGTGCTTTCTAGAAGGTTAAGCTGCTTGGCCATTTGGGTGAGTATTGCCCACGTTTCTGGCTCAAGTTTTTTCATTTCTGGCGTTAGTTCGCGGTCTGCTGTTGTATTTGGGTTCCCCCAGGGTTGGCCTGTGCCGTCCACAAGCCACTCTAGGTTTAAATCGAGGGCTTTTGCTAGTTGTGCTGCGTATTTGCTGGATTCTCTATTGTTGGCTTCTATTCCTGTGATGGTGCTTTGTCCTATGCCTGATAGTTGGCTCAGTATGACTTGCGTAACTTTTATGTGTTTTCTGGCCCATGCGAGGCGGCGGCCAAGGTTCATGTTGAGCCATGTGGCGGGGTCGAATGGTTGGTTGGGTGGGTTGATTGGCATGGAGGTGTTGCTTTAGTTGGTTTTGGTTGATTTTACTATCGTCTTGGTATTTTTCGCAAAACAAATCAGTTGATATATAACATTTAGCTGTTATTATTGGGTGACATTAAAAATAACGGCTTTATGTTAATTTTGATTTTAGGTTAATTTTTGATAGGTGGTATATATGGATAGATTGCGAGTGATTGGTATTGTCGGTGGTGAGGGGCATGGGCGTAATGCGCGCTTTGCTCGTCGCGTTAATGAGGCGATTGATTTGTTGTGGTTGGCAGAGGGGTTGGCTGTGAGTAGCAAGCCTGTTCCGTTGGCGGTGAATGTGATTTGGGGTTGGGCTAATGATCCTAAGCTGAAAGAGAAGCCTTTGCCTGCTGAGTATGTGCGCCCGGCTGTGCGAGCGGCAAAAATTTTGGGGGTTGAGTTAGGCCCGCATGATTTGCGGCCGGATGTGTACGGCCAGCCGTTGGCGGCGTAGTGCTGGGCTTGTTGGTGTTTCGGCGTTTGCATGTTGAATCCTTTTTAATGCTAGGCGGTATTTAGTGTAGATGGGTTTTGCCTTTGTTTAATCACAAATTTTAGGCTGTATGTTAGTACAGGTCTGTTTATGCCAATTCGTTTAGATGATGAGGAGCTGGGCGTGTTTGAATCGCTCTATGAGGACGGTTATCCGTTTGCTGTTATTTTGTATGTGAGTGGTTTTCGGCGGCGTATGGATTATGCAACCGCGACGGTCGGTGTGACGGCGGGCAGTGTGGTTAGTGAGGCGTTTTTGGGCGACTTGCTTTATCGTTCGGCTAAAGCGGGTAGTCATTACGGTGAAAAAGGGCGCGATCGTTATTTTGTTCGGCGTCAGATTGGGGCGCTAGAGCGGTGTGGTTTGTTGCAGGCTCTTCCAAAAAAAAAACGAAGAGATCCTATGCGCTTTTTTTTACCCCTTGCGGCTACTGCGGGATTAATCCGTGCTCAGGAGGAGCGCACAATAAACGCACATAGAGAGCGCACATTGAATGGGGGTTGTGGAAAAGATGCGCAAGCTATTGAAAGAAAAGAAAAAAACATAGGTAACACGACTTGCGGAATTGCCGAGGAGCGCACAAACAAAAATGGCGAGGAGCGCACTATCACTGGTTACTTAGTAAATAAAACTAAATATATAACTCCTAACGCGCGTAGCAATAACAGTGCCAGTGTTGTTGATTTTGTGGCTAGTGTTGACAGTGTTGAGAATGGGGATTTTGTTTACCAAGGTGTGGTGGGCGGTGATGGGGTTGCTAGGTTGCCAGTACCGATGGGTGATGACTGGATGCCTGATGCTGCTGTGCTGGCCGGTTTGGGTTTGTGTGGTGATGATCCGAATGTTGCGTGGCATATTCGCATGTTTCGCATGTACTGGCGTGAGCGTGGCGATGTTCGGCGAGATTGGAATGATGTGTTTGTTTGGTATACCAAAAATTATGGTGTGAAATCGGTTGTTTAACTAGGGGGTTGTATGCGTAAGGTTGATTATGGGTTGGTTGATAATTTGTTGCGTGAGTGGGCACTGTGGGTAAACGATGCGGGTAATTTTGGGCGGCTGGGGCATAGGCGTTCGTCAGTGTATGCCGTGGTGGCCGGTGGTGGAGTTGGGCGTTCGATGCTAAACGATGATGATGCGATGTGTATTTGTGACGAAATGGTTGCGCTAAAAAATTGGCAGCCTGATTTTTTCCAGGTGATGGATATGTTTTACCGGCGCGGTATGTCGAAGGTGAAGATTTCAGAAAAGTTGGGGGTTGATCGGCGTTGGGTGGGTGTGGCGCTGGAGGCGGGTTCGGTATTTGTTGCGCGGGGTTTTATGAGTGGTATTGCGTTGCGTTTTAATGGGGTGGCGAAATTGGCGGCGTAATTTTTTAAATTTATTTTGCGTTTTATTTGGGGGTTTTTGTCGGTTGTTTGTGGTTTATTGTCGGGGGTTTTTGTTGTTTTAATTTATTTTAATATTTGTGCTTGAAAAGTTGGGCACAGCGAGGGTATAGTTTTCCTGCATTGTTCGATTGGTGCGCAAACATTTTCCCTGATGTAAAAAACCCTAGCCGTTCGGTTGGGGTTTTTTTTTCTTTGGATTTCCTAATACTCCTAATTGATACCCGCCTTGTGCGGGTTTTTTTATTTATGGAAAAGTTACCAGAGTTTTTACAGAAATTTGGAATGGGGGCAACGCTTAGTACATTTGGTGCGGCGGTGGTTTCCAACCCGCAACTGTTTGTTGCCGTTGTGGGTGTTGTGGGTGGTTTGACTATCCAGTATTTGGGTGTGCGCTGGCGGCATGCATTAGATAAAAAATTTAAGCAGGATCAGCTTGAAATTATGCGTTCTGGTTTGTCTGATGATGTTGGTTAGTTTCGGGTTCTCTTTGAGAATCTGCGGGCGATATATTTGCGAGTGAAAAACTGGGATCGAAATCGGTCGAAATAAAGTGGGAGAGAGGGTTGATGAGTCTAGTCGATGTAAACAATGCGCTAACCAGTTCGGAGCAGGGTTTGGGGCGTTTTCGTTCGCGCGCGATGTCAATTGTGAATCAGTTGCAGTCGGCGCGTGATGAGCTGCAGGCAGCTTACGATAGTAAGGCGTCTGCGCAGGCCGAGGTTGCGATTTACAAGAGCACATTAGAGTCTGAGCGGGCGTCATCGATGCAGGTGGCGATTGAGCGTGCAGACGCATGCAATTTAGTTTTCGTGTCGTTGATAGAAAATTACGATACGTTGTTAGCCTCTGCTGCTGGTGTTGATTGGAATAGCTAGTGGCAATTTTACGGCAAGTGGCGGTTGGGTCGTGGGGGTCTCCTTCAGAAGCGGTATTCTCTAGCGCTCCGTTAGTGGGTAGCTTGCTTATAGCGTGCACGTCTGAGCGGTCGGGGGGTAGTGCTGGTGACCATGTTGTTACTGGTGATGACTGGGTTCATCAGGTGGCGAACACTACTGCTCAGTCCGATGGTTCGTATCGTCGATCAGCGTCTGTTTTTTTTAAAGTTGCGGGTGTGTCTGAGCCGGTGTCTTTCACGTGTGACGATGGTACTTTTAATACCATGCGTCTCACAATTTTCGAGTACGAGCTTGAGGCTGGTGAGGATCAGTGGGTATTGCTCGATTCCGATTTTGCCGACGATGGTGCGACGTCTAACGGTTCAACGATTGATATTGGTGCGACCGTTTCTGTGTCAGCGGGGCGTATGTTTGTGTGGGGCTGTGTCGTGAGTAAAAATGGTAGTGGTATCGATAATCCAAAATCTGTTTCGTATAGTAATGGGTTAACGTCGGACTACGCGGGTGAGCGCGGGTATTTCGATATGTCGCATTTTGCTGCTAGTGCCAACGATGGCGTAACGGGAATTAAAACGTCTATAGCGACGCAGACGGGTAGTGTTGATTCGAGTGGTTTGGCTGGGGCCATACTTGTTTTTTCAACTGTGTTAGCTGCGAGTGTCACGATCGGTGGCTCGCTGGCGACGGGTGCTGGCGAGCTGGATATTGTAGGAGGAGGCGGGTTCTTAACGTTAACATTAACTGGCGATGAGTGGGTGACAGCCGGTGCTACATTTGATGCTGTCCGTGCGGATATTCGTGCGGGTATTTCGGCGTCGTTGAGCCCTGTTGGGGGTTGGAATGATGTTGTTCGGGATGCGGTCCCGTTGGCGAATATTACGCGCAGCGGTGACGGTAAAACGATAAATATTACGCTGCCTGCATTTGCGGGTTATTCGATTTCGGTAAGCGATGTTATTGATGGTATTGCTATTCCGGCGTCGGCTCTGGTGGGTGGGGTGGCTATTTCCGTTGCTGACTCGTTTAGCGTTATCCCGTCGGTATTTTTGTTAGCGGCAAGCAAGGTTTCGCATGTTAATCGTTCGCAAGCTGCGGGATTAGTTCAGGCAAATATTTTGGCGGTTGACGTGGCGACGCATTCCCAGGGTGTGAGTGCGATTAATTTGTTTTCGGCTGCAGCTATAACTGCGGCCGCCGCGCTACATGATCACAATTCCGAGTCTCCTGCGTTTACTCAGTCTAGCGTGCTGGCGATTGCTAAAGCGTTGCACGCTCACAACGTTGAGGTTGCAACGCTAACGGGTGCGGGATTGTTAATTGTTAACGATGTAGCTCACTCTCAGTTTGTTGAAGTATCGGTGCTGGTGCAGAGTGGCCAAATTAACGTTAATGATTCAATTAGTGCGCACCGCGCGGGAATTATTAATTTAATTCAAAACAATACTATTGATGTTACGCGTATTACTCACGGTCATGCGTCTGATGCGGTTGTATTGAGTTCTGGTGTGATACTGGATGTTGATTCGGTGTTATATGCTAATGCGGTGGGTGAAATAGTCTTGACGCGGGCTCATGTTTTGGGTGTTGTTGATGGCTCGCATACTCACAGCAGCGAAACCCCCAGCCTATTTATTTCGTTTTCTGTGCAGTCTGATAGTGTGCGGCATGGCTGTCTATCGGGTGCCCCAACGCTAAGCAACGAAACGTTTTTAGTTGTTCAAAAATCAATTAATGCGTTAATTATCGAGGAGCCGGAATTGGCTCAAAACAGTTTTATTGTTATTGATGACTCTCAGCATTTGCATTTAGCCGATTCTATTGTGATTGGCGGTGGGTCATTCAGTGGGCGGCATGTTGTCGATATTCGCGGAGGGCAGCGTGTGGTGTTAATTCAAAAAATTGATCGCATTGTATCGGTCGAGGGCTGAGCATGAATTTTGAAGTGATGAACGAATTTAAAGCGGGCCACGTCTCGTTTGAAGTGGGTAACAGGCACGACAGCGATAAATTGCAGGGCATCGAAGTGTCGGACGTTGAGCGGTGGCACCGTGCTGGTTTTGTAAAAGCCGAGGGTATGGGTGAGGCGGTAGCGTTAAATCCTAATCATGTCGAGGTGGCCCCGCGCAAAGTGGCAACAACTACAGTGTCAACAGAGGGTTAGGTCATGGGTAAGTCGGTACACGATGACGTGCTAGATGCGGCGCATAACAAGAGCGCAACATGTATAACTATAACGGTTTGCTCTGCTGAGCCTGCTAACTATGCGGCAATTTCGGGCTTAGTGTTGGCCAGTGGAACGTTGGTTGCTGGGGTGGGTAATGGCGATTACGTTATCGCTAACGGTGATGTGAGTGGTAGAAAGCTCACTATCGCGCAACAAGCAAATTTGAGCATCACGGCTAACGGTGACGCTACTCATATTGCGCGTGATGACGGCACTACACTGTTGCGGGTAACGACCTGTGCAACGCAAACATTAACGAGCGGCGGAACGGTAACGATTTCGGCGCACGATGAAGAAATTGAAGATCCTGCATAATGAGTATAGTTGTGCATGACGGTGTTATTACCCCGGTGTTTAAGCAGCGTTGGGACGCTGGCGATGAGGATTGGGTTTGGGTTGCGTGGGATGATCTTGTGCGTGGGGCGTCACTCTCATTTAGCGAGTGGTTGTTGCCTGATGGCTGGGAAGTGCGGGGTGAAAACCATGCGGCGATGGTTACGGATGATGTTTCGGGTAGGTCGTTTTCTGTTGCTAATGCTGTTTTGCTTTCGGTTGCACCGGTTGAGGGGTTGTATCAATTGGTTAATCGTGTTGAGTTTGATGATGGTCGAAAGTATCAGCGTGGCGTAGGTATTGAGGTAGTGAGGTCGCAAGTAGCCCCCCCCCTGCTATAGGTTCTCCCCATGGGGGTATCCAGTACGGTACGCAAGTGCGCGAAATTTCGTTAGTTGGGGATTTGTAAGGGGGGTTGACGTGGACGCGTTGATCTCTCTTTTTTATTGGGGGTTGTTTTGTCTAGTGTAATTGATTTGGACGCGGCGGCGACGCAATCGGGTTTTGCTGACCTGGTTGGTTGCACTAAACAAGCGATTAATAAGCGTGTCGAAAAGGGGTTGCTTTCACGCGGCGGCACCTACCGTGAATGGTTGAAGGTTTATATAGATGATTTGCGTTCGGAGGCGGCTGGGCGGGGTGGTGATGCTCAGAAGACGCTTACTGAGCAGCGTATAGAGGAGTCAACCGAAAAGACGTTGGCGCTTCGTTTGGCGAATTTAAAAGAGATGGGAATCTTGGCTCCTGCAGAAGAGTTTGTGGTGGCTGCTAGTGTGTTTGCGAGAGAGGTTAACGGTGCGATTAGTGAGCTTGGTTCGGTTGTAAAAGCCAAGTTTCGATCTCAATTTGAAGATTTGGAATTTGAGGATGATCTCATCGACGAACCTGTGCGCTCTGCATCCAGACGCGTTGCAAAAAATGCGGAAAAACTTGGGGAGGATTTTCTTGCAGGTGGCGGAGGATATTAAGCCTAAGCCGCCCGTTAATACTGCTGAATGGTCGCAAAAATATTTACAGTTGCCGGAGGAGGTTGGTGCTTGTCAGCGTGAATTTTCGCTGGAGTATGGCCCCCACCTTTATGGGATTTTTGCAGCCTTCGATGATCCAAAAATCGAAGAAATATATTGCATGAAGGCGGCGCAGGTTTTGTGGACGACCGCATTACTGGCATACATATTTAAACGAATTTGCACGCAGGCGGGTGTTTTTCTTGGGATGTTTGCCAGTGAAAGTGCCGCGAAAAAATTTGCTCTTACAAAAATGAAGCCCGTTGGTTTGGCTACCAAGCCAATAGCCGAGCGAGTGAGTTTTAGTGGTTCGACTCGTGATGGTAATACAACGCTGCGAAAAGTGTTTGATGGTGGTTTTTTGGAGTTGTTTGGGTCGAATAGCCCAGGCAATGTAAAAAGCACCACAGCGAGTTTTGTTTTTGTTGAGGAGCCTGATGATGCTAACGAGGATGTTGGCAACCAAGGCGACTCGATTAAATTATTGTTTGAGAGAACAAAACGTTCGCCTGTGCCGCCAAAAAAAATACTGGGCGGAACGCCATCTCAAAAAGGTTTTTCGCGTGTTGATGAATATATTCGGTTGTCTGACCGCCGCGTATTACCTATTGGTTGCCACGAATGTAAGCAACTGCACGTTTTAGATTTTGAAAATGTTCACGGTTGGGAGGCTGATAGTGAGAGCGGTGAGCGCCATGAAATATTCGGCTTTAATCGTCCTGATTTGGCTGTCTATGTATGCCCGCACTGCGGTTCTCCGTGGGACGATTATCAGCGAAAGGAAAATATACGTGCAACAGTGGCCGCTGCAATGGCCGCAGGTGACCCGCTTTGTGGGTGGGTTGCAACTAAACCAACAACTACTGTTGCAGGGTTTACCTGTTTAAATGAATTGTACAGTTGTTTAAATGGGGTGGGTGTTCATTCGCTAGTAAAAGATTATTTAGAGGCAGAGTACTACGCATCGCGTGGCGACACATCAAAGCAAGTTGTTTTTATTAACTCCAAGCTTGGTCGTCCTTACGAGTATCAAGATGGGCGCGACAATGCAGAAACATTATTGGCGCACGCAAAAGAAGATTCGGAGTCGCAGCGAGCAGAAAAAGTTTGCCCTAGTGGTGGCTTAAAAATAACAGTTGGCATTGATGTGCAGGACAACCGTCTGGCTGTGCTTATACGCGCGCATGGTCGGGGGCGTCGCTCTTGGTTGATGTATGCCGATGAGATTTATGCAAAGGTCAGCACAACCAGTATTGATGATCCAGTGTGGGTAGAGTTGGATCGCATTGTGTTTGCAGCGTTTGAGCATGAAAGCGGTCGGTCGTTATATGCCGGTGCCATTTCTATTGACTCTGGTGGGCATGCTACCGACGCTGTATATGAGTGGGTAACAACGCGGCAAAAAAAATACCCGGCTGTAAAAATAATGGCGATTAAAGGTTCGAGTTCTCGAACAAATCCGCCTGTATTTTCGCCCCCTCCTGCGGGCAAAGTGCTTAATTTTCAAAACCCAGACAAGCTCACGAAAGCCGACCGAAAAAACGTCAAGCTTTACATGGTGGGCACAAACAAAGCAAAAGATTATTTGTCGGATCAGCTCAAGCTTAATGCTCGGGGTGAAGGGCGTTTCCATTTTTATCGCGCGAACGATTTGCGTGCAGATTATTTTGAGCAGTTGGTAGCCGAGGCCAAAGTCGCAGATAAAACTGGGCGTTTGGTGTGGAAGCAAAAACCGGGCTGTCCTTGTGAATTTTGGGATTGTGAGGTGTACGCAGAACATGCAGCGCGAGCGATAAAAATACACATCACAACCGATGCGGAATGGGACAAGATTGAAGTGGCCGTTACCCAATCCGATTTATTTAATGAGGCGGTGCCCTTGGTTCCGGCTAAAGATAATGCGCCACGGTACACCGTTAAAAAATCAACATTTAAAAGGCGAGATTAATGGCTGTAACTCAACAAGATATTAATGATCTTGAAAAGGCTATTTATAGCGGTGCGCGTAAAGCCAAGCGAGGAGATCGGGAAATTGAATACCGCGACCTTGGTGAGATGAGGCGAACCTTATCAGCCATGAAGTCT